ATTTAACACTGATTGGCAAAAACTACAGCGGATTTGGCGAAGCGTTGAATGAAGATCTTATAAAGTTGTTAGAAAATTTTTCCAGCACTGCTGCACCAATACACCCAATTAGTGGTCAAATTTGGTTTGACACTTCAGAAAATAAATTAAAAGTTTATAATGGCACAAGTTTTGTTCCAGTGAGTTCTGCAACAATTTCTAATACTCAACCAGATACGTTGGCCATCGGTGATCTGTGGTTTGACAACGTAGCAGCACAACTTTATTTTTTCGATGGAACAACTGCTATTCTGTTAGGTCCTGCCTATTCTCTAGCACAAGGATTGAGTGGATTAAGGGTTGACAGTATATTAGACACGTTGAATCAAACTCGAGTTATTACATATCTTTACAATAATGGTATCTTGCTAGGAATTTTCGCCAAGGATAGTTTTACTCCCAAAACAGAAATTGTTGGGTATTCGGGCACTATTAGTCCAGGATTCAATGCTGGAACACTGGCAGGAATTAAATTTAATGTAACTTGTACCAATGCCGAACAGTTAGGTGGAGCTCCGGCAACTATCTATGTGAGAGCTGATACGTCTAATGAAATTTTTGGTCAGTTAAGGGTTACAACTGACCTAGGAATAGTAGTTGGATCAGCTGGACAAATGAGTCTGTATGTTACAGCCGGAGACATCTACATGTCTAATGCTTCAACAGACAAGAGTCTAATATTAAACGTTAGAAAAGGTATTACACAAGAAAATGCTGTGGTAATTGACGCTGCCAATAGAGCCGTTTCTATATACGATGGATTTACTGATAGCGAAACAACTGTTGGTGGTAATCTAACAATTGCTGGTAATTTAACAGTTGAAGGATCCACTACCACTTTTAACACAACTGAGTTAATTGTTGAAGATAAAAATATTGTTATTGCCAATGTTGATTCTCCAACAGACACAACAGCCGATGGTGCAGGTATCACAATCAAAGGCACCACTGACAAGACCATTGTGTACTCAGAAACAGACAACTGGTTAGACGTATCTGAGACTATAAATCTAGATTCAGGCAAAGCTGTGTACATTGGCGGAACACTGGTTATTAATGGTAATAGTTTAGGTTCATCTATTACAAGTATACCAGGCGTATCATCATTTGGAACCCAGAATGTGATTAACGTCGGCCCTGGCATGCCTGCAGTTTCTCAGCTGAGAATAGAGACAAACAGTGGTTCAGGCAATCCACGTATTAGCACAGTGAGTTCTGATTTAAATATTGAGCTAGCTCCAGATGGCGCAGGCAATGTGGCATTAATTGGCAGTCCTCGTATCACAGGGCTAGCAGATCCATCGGTAGAACAAGATGCTGCCACAAAAGAATATGTTGATAGTAACATTGAATCAAGGCCATTAATATTCAGTACAGATTTATCAGATGGTAAATCTAATACGTATATCATTGCCAATATTTTAAACAACCTTGCTCCGGTATCTGAATATAGATCAGGCACAGTTGCAAGAATTTTATGTACATTGCTTAGTAATTCTACAACAAGTTTAAGTATTAATTCATTACCACCAAGTGTGTCAACGTCAGCATTTTTAACTGACCTAAGCGGCAGTTCAGCAAATGCTGTAACAGCTATATCATTTCCAACAGCAACTATACAGGCACCCAGTGTTTCTACAACAAGAATTATCAAAGTGTTTCAAATATTTGGTGGAGTATGGACATGGCAGTCAGACACAGTTTTACCAGCATAACGGAATCAGGAGCGACATAGATGTCCTATAACATTAACAAATTTAACGGAGAACTATTGATAGTCTTGCAAGACGGGACTATCGATACCTCTACTAGTCTCAACCTAGTGGGTAGAAATTATGTAGGATACGGTGAAGCACAAAATGAAAATTTCGTGTTCATGCTAGAAAATTTTGCTAATCCTAGTCCTCCATCAAGACCGCTGCAAGGTCAAATTTGGTTCGATACTACAACTAACGCTGCTAATGTGTATGATGGAACTGCATGGGGACCAATTGGCAATGCAACGTTAAGTGCCACTACTCCTCTGGCAACAAATAATGGTACATTATGGCTAGATACCACAACCAACCAGCTAAAAGTTTATTCAGGCGAAGGATGGACATTAGTTGGACCCGAGGCGGTTGCTGGATTTGACACAACTCGTGCAAGATCCATTGCAGTTACTGATAGTTTAGGAAATCTTAAACCTATCATTATTGTAGAAACTAACGGAATACCTGTAGCAATATGTTCAGCAGAAACATTTACATTCGACCCAACTTCGTCAATCTCTGGATTCAGAAATAATATAATAACCGGAATTAATTTATCAAGCTCTGCAAAAATTAATGGAAGCATAACAGGCAATGCTGTCACAGCAGATAAACTATCAACTGCTAGATTTATCAACAATGTTCCATTTGATGCTACATCAAATATCACTATCAGATCAAGTACAACAAATACATTAACCAGCGGATCATACATTTTAGGAAACAGCTTTGATGGTACCACAGCCGCAACCTGGTCAGTTGATGCTACTCCGTCAAATGTTATCGGAAAAGTTGTTGCTAGAAATAGTGTAGGTGGATTTTCTGCGGGACAAATTACTGCATCGTTTGTTGGAGAATTAACAGGAAACGTAACTGCAACATCTGGTTTCAGTGCCTTTAATGAAGTTCGAGCAACTACCTTTGTAGGAGCTACATTAACAGGCAATGCCAACTCTGCAACACAGTTAGCAAATGTAAGAAAAATCAATGGTGTTAATTTTAATGGTACTAACGATATTACTATTACATCTGCTGCTGCAACACTGAGCGGTAGTATACTTGCATCCAATGTTATAGTATCAAGTTTAACTTCAGTTGGTACCCTTGCTGATTTATCTGTGGCAGATGCTGGTATACGTATTGGAGCATCTAGTCAATTAACACTGTTGGTTGACTCTGGCACACCCACTATCAGATCGGTCTCTGGAACATTAAATTTTGACATGGGAAGCATTGGCCCAGATATTTCTTTTGTTGATGCAACCACTGCATTGGCATTGGGCGGACTGCCCGCACCTTCTGTTGTAGGCGACAACACAACTAATTTAGGTATCATAGGCAAGACTTTTGATAAAGTTTATGCAAATAATTTTATAGGTAACGCAAACACAGCAACTTTAGCTGTTACTGCAACCAACATAACAGGCGGTGGACAAGGCGCAATTGCTGTGCAAACAGGTGTTGGGACAACCGGCATGTTGGGGCTAGGCGCTGATGGTTATGTTCTAAGATCAAGAACAGGTGGGCCAACCTGGGAAGCATTGAGTTTTGAACAGTTGAACAAAGGTAGTTATGTTAACATGATTAACACTACTACCACAGGTGCGGTAAACTTTTACAGCTCGTCAACTCCTGTAACAATCAGTGTTGATGCCACCAGTACCAACACAGCAAATAAAATTGTTGCTAGAGATGTCAGTGGCAACTTTAATGCAGGCACAATAACTGCCAGCTTAGTTGGCAGTGTCACAGGTAACATCACAGGCAATGCAGGAACAGCTACCAGTTTGCAAACTGCAAGGAATATCAATGGTGTAAGTTTTAATGGTACTGCAGATATCACAGTAGGTGCCTTAGACGTTACAAAAGTACCACTTGCAGGTGGATCCATGTCGGGTTACTTGACATTAGTTGGCAGTCCAGTATCTGCTAATCACGCTGCTACCAAGACTTATGTTGATGCCCGAGTTGCATCTGTTACTAATTTTACAGCAATATCAGGAGCACAGTACAGCACATCAGGATTTACTAATCAAGTTGGATCGTTCAACTACGGAGCAAACTTTTTTGATGTATTCCCCCCAGCAGGAAAAACCATGGCAAATATTGTGGCATTTATTCCGTCAATACATGTTATACATTTTGCAGGCGGAGTCAATGGCGACGATTCATTAATGAACACATACGAGTATCTTGGCGACAGAATTAGAGTTCGTGTACAGAACACAGAACAACGAAGCACACCAGCAGCAAACTACCTAGCGATTTGGAGTTAATAATATGTATTATGTATGTATAGAAAATAATCAGGTTATTGGAATACAAGGTTACCAGCCTACAGTACCTGTTACTGTATCAGTGGTCACTATTACCGATGCACAACACCAACAACTGATAGATCAAACTCACAAATTTGATGCTGCGTCTAGGACGGTAGTGGTAACTGACCCTGCTGTAACCGCAGAAAAAGAACAATACAAATTGAATGGCATTGAAAGAGAGTTTTTAGCCAGTACTGACTGGAAAATCCTAAGACATTTACGTCAAAAAGCATTGAATATTCCGCTATCATTAACTGATGCAGAGTATACAGAATTAGAACAGCAGCGGCAGGCAGCCTCTGCTCGTATAGTATAAACAAATAAATATAAGCAACGGGCGGAGTATATAATATGGCATATCAAGTTAATAATTTCAATGGTGGGTTTCTTATAAACGTAGCAGATGGAACAATCGATACTACTACAGATCTACGATTTGTTGGTAAAAATTATGCAGGCTACGGTGAAATTCAGAATGAAAACTTTCTGCATCTCATGGAGAATTTTGCAAATACAACAGCTCCCCCAAAAGTTGTTGTAGGACAAATCTGGTATGACAGCGCAAACAAAAAACTCAGATACTACGATGGCACACAATTTAAAGTTGCCGCCGGAGCACAAGTTAGTTCTACTGCTCCTAGTGGATTGTCAATAGGAGATTTTTGGTGGGACACTTCTTCTAAACAGTTATACACCTGGAATGGGATAGATTTTACACTTGTTGGACCAATATCCAGCCCTGATTTAGGAACTTCTATTATCAGTGCAGCAGTTATAAAAGGAACAATTGATTCATCAGTTGGCCCTCATACTGTATTAAAAGTAATTGCTGATGATAAGACCGTAGCTATTTTTAGCAAAGATGAATTTACTATTGATAATGCTCAAAATCCTATTGAAGATTTTACATTTGTTAAAAAAGGATTAACCCTAGCCAAGTCACAAACAGGAGTTTCTACAGATAGTTATATAATGTGGGGTACTGCTCAAAATTCTAATCTTCTTGGTGGGTTTACAGCAGATCAATATCTTCGAATAGGTGACAACTCATTCACTAATGAAGTTGCATTTAGTGATCCTGGATTTCATGTAGGCGACGGCAACGATCTTCGAGTACGAATTGAAAATGGCAACGAATCAATTATAGAAAATCGACTGGGCAACCCAATTACATTTAGAATCACTGTTACACCTACTACAGACGAACGGGACATTGCGGTTATACGATCAACTGGAATAGTTCCAGGAGATGACAATGTATACACACTAGGAACAGAATTATCAAGATGGAACAATGTTTATTCTGGATTGGTTACTGGAAATCTAGTAGGAAATGTAACAGGTAACACAACCGGTAATCATATAGGAAACGTATCTGCATCTGATGCTCAGGTTTTAATCAATGGTACTACTAAACAAATTGGGTATGTTGGTGCTGTTATTGTTGGAACACTAACCGGTTCAGTAACCGGCTCAGCAGCAACAGCTACAAATGCCAGTAAACTGAGCGATCTAGAACCATCTACTGCGGTTCCGCTGACAGCAATTTCATCTATTCCTGTAAGAGACACTTCTGGTAATATTACTTCTACTCGATTTATCGGTATTGCTGACAACACAGCTAAAACATTCATTGACAGAACAAATGCTGTAACTGATCCGGCATGGGCCGATGGCACCGTAAGTACACAATATAGAACAGCAAGATTGACGGCAACTGCCTACAGCATTGCAGCCCGTGACAGCAGTGGCAATGTTACTGCCAACATCTTCAATGGCACTGCAACCGCAGCACGCTATGCTGACCTTGCAGAAAAATATCTAGCAGATCAAGAGTATGCGCCCGGCACAGTGGTATCAGTGTGTGATCATGCAGATCACGAAGTCGAAGCCTGCTCAACGGGACAGCGAGCAATTGGAGTTGTAAGTACTAACCCAGCATACATGATGAACAGTGAGCTAGTGGGCGGAACTTACATTGCCCTAAAGGGTCGGGTGCCTTGCAAAGTGCAAGGCGCTGTCAAGAAAGGCCAACGTCTGATTGCAGGCAACAATGGTGCAGCAATGGTAGTTGTTGTGCCGCATACTGATGTATTTGGTATTGCTCTGGAGTCTAATACAGACACTGGTGTAAAAATTATAGAAGTATTGGTACTATAACATGAGTGGACTAGGATCACAAATTGCAGCGTCTGATTTTGTAAATATACAAAATAAAGCAGAGTCTTTGCTAGGCACAGGAGCAGTCACACGCGGCTACGGACAAACAGTACAGTCTGCAGATGTGTTCACTGGTAATGAAATTACCAAAGCTCAATGGGATGCATTAAGATACGATATTGTAAATATCAGATTTCATCAAGACGGTGTGTTACCCGGTATTATAACAGTCAACGTGGGCGACCCAATCGGATACGGTGCATTATCCCCCAACACAAATTATGACACGTTAGTAGAAACAGCAATAGCCAATAGATTTTTGTTGGCAAACAATCAGTCTGTAGTTTCCAACAAAGGTACATCAACTACATCGTCGGCTTGGTCAAATAGTGCTAGTATGGAAATAACCATCACCTTTGCAAATGCAAACACTGCTAGATATTTTTTTAACAGCGGCGGAAAGATAAGAATAACACCAACTTTGGCCAGCGGTTCTGGTACTGCTCAAGTTAATGCATGGATTAATTTTTTAACCAGTGTTGGCACGCGATCATTTGGAGCAGGTACCGATCCAACAATAAATTACTACACGTTGACCAATGTGTATCAAACATATTATCAAAACAGTTTGTCAACTCCATATTCTGCAAACAACATTAATTTTTCAGCCAAAACAAATGTTGCCGCTAACTCTGCCGGAACCGCTACTATATTGTATCTAAGAGTGACACTAAATGATGCTTATGTTGATTCAGATCCTGTACTACCCCCAATAGATCAAGTAAATGGTAACTTAAATATTTCAATAGACGAAATAAAAGCCGCAGGGTCACTAATACCATCGGGATTATTTTCCATTGCTAGCCCAATATATTCGCTTTCTATCATAACTGTGTCGTAAGGTATTAAATAACAACATGGCCGTTAACGATACAATTAAAAATTCAGATTACAACAGCATCCGATCTAAAGTTCTCACAATATTAGGCAGCGGAAATGCTGATTACGGATACGGACAAAATCTTGTAAGTAGCGATATAGCAGTAGGAAATAAAGTAACCATTAATGAATGGTCGGCTCTGCGATGGGACATTGTTACAACACGGGTTCATCAAAGTGGCTCAGTTCCTAGCGTACTTACTGTTGAAGATGGCAACACAATAAGATATAGTGCTGTTGATGCACCAGTTACTACATATGATACCCTGGCCGACACCTTAACAACAGATAGATTCTCCTTAGGAGCTGGACAATTTGCCGTAAGCGTGCCCAGTGCGCCATCTACTAGATCCGCTGCGTGGATCAACAGTCTATCATGCACTGTACAATTTTATTGGCAAAACGCAAACCAAGCAAGATGGTTTTTTAATTCTGGCGGACAGGTGCGAGTTACTGCCAGTCGATCAGGCGGTGCTGCTACTCAACAAAACACATCGTGGACTTCCTTACTAAGTTCAGCAGGAGTTGTTTCGTTTGGTGGAAACAATCCTGCCACCGGCACAAGTCCTGCTACTGGTACTAATTGGTATAGATGCACTAATTCTTTTCAAACATACTATTCTGCAAGTTCATCTAGTCCGTATGGTAGTAATTCTTATCAATTACAAGCTCGAACAGCAGACGTACCAAGTAATGCCTCCGGAACATCAGCTAGTGGTGAAATACGATTAGTATTTACAGACGGTTACACTGATCCGTATCCGCCCGACGCCACAAGCGACACTGTGGATGGAACTTTAACAGTTTCGGTTGATTTGGTATTTGCTACTGGAATTCGTTATCCGATTGGAACAGGTAATTTTACTGTAACTCAGCCAACTGTTGCCATATCAGGTATAACAGGTTCGTAATTTGCTGCCGTAAAAAACATACGCTATAAATAATGTACGCACATTATTGGAGATTGTATGGACAAGAGACTACAAGCAGCGTTAGATTTTTCTAACTATCAACAAACATTCGCAATCCAACGTAAGACCCTTAAAGAAAAAATTGAAGCCAAACTAACCTATGGGTTCAATGGCGGGCTGTTTCGCATTGATAAAAATTTATTAACTTTTGTGGAAACATTATCTACCAAAAGAACCACTGTGATTCTTTTAGACAGTAACGAAAATCCAATTTTAATAGATAATCTACAAGAATTTAGAGATGAAATTTTTAGTAGATATTTTGAAGCCACAAATGAGTATTATGAAAAATATCAGCAACTAAAAAAAAGCCGTTCTGTAGAAAAGTTAATTGATCAATGACCTCAGGTATTTTAATCTATGCGCACAACAGTAGGTCTGTAGACTATGCATTGATGTCTATCATTGCCGGCGGCCTTGCTAAAAAACATCTTGCTGTTCCTGCTTCACTAGTAACAGATTCTTCCACAGTAGAATGGATGAGAGAATCTGATACACTAAAAAAAGCTGCTGCTGTGTTTGAACACATAATAATTGTTGATAGACCAGTCACAGACAATCAACGAAAATTGTATGATGGTAAAAATGAGTCAATGGTTCCGTTTGTGAATTCAAACAGAGGTAGTGCCTACGACCTAACTCCATACGACAGAACACTGCTAATTGACAGTGATTATTTTATTTTTTCAAATAGATTGTCCCAATATTGGAAAGTTGACGACAATGTACTAATAGGTCAGTCAATCAATGACATATACACAGGTGACCGGCTAGGGTACAATGATAGATACATTTCCGAAGTTGGCATTAAATTGTACTGGGCCACCACTGTGATGTTTACAAAAAACAATGCAGCCAAAACGTTTTTTGACACTGTAAATTTTGTAAAAGAAAATTACAAATATTACGCAGATGTTTTCAGATTTGACAGCCGTCAATTTAGAAACGATATTGCGTTTAGTGTGGCAAAACATATCCTAGACGGATTTGAAAATTCAACAAGTGGCAGATTGCCTCCAGTGTTAACAACCTTAGACAAAGACATGCTGATATCAGTAGATTACAATAAATTAACATTTTTAATAGCAGCACCACTAGGCGAAACATATATTCCTGCCACTATATCAAACACTGATATACATATAATGAATAAACAAAGCGTTATAAGACATGCAGATCAACTCATGGAAATGATATGAGCTTTGGATATCTATTGGTTGTAGCAGAGCATGAAAGCATTGATTACTTGACACTGGCTTACGGACTTGCACTCAGTATTAAAAATACACAGCGAGGAGGATTTGATCAAGTGGCTCTTGTGATTAACAACAAAGAAAAATTATCAAACTTAAATAGCGCATGGGTGTTTGATTATGTAATAGAATGGAATCAAGAAACATTTTGGGATGGACGTAGTTGGATGGACCAGCTAACACCTTTTAAAAATACAGTGTGCCTTGATGTAGATATGCTATTCACACAAGATTATAGTCATTGGGCAGAATATTTTATTGAAAATAGTGAGCTGTATATTGCCAATAAATGCTATACATATCGTGGAGAGTTAGTTACAGGCGATTATTACAGACGCACCTTTGTAAAAAATAATCTTCCAGATCTTTATTCTATGTACACCTTTTTTAAAAAAGACAGTACACTAGCTACTGAGTTTTTTGAGCTAGGAAGAAGTATTATTAAAAATCCAGTAGAATTTTCCAACACATTTTTAACCGAGTACAAGCCGAAGGTATTAGGAACCGATGAAGCATTTGCACTAGCTGCAAAAATTTTAGATATACAACATGTAATTGCTTATCCCCTGGCATTTCCTAGAGTAGTGCATATGAAACCCATGATACAAAATTGGCCATGGCCTGCTACCGCATGGAGCGACCATGTAGGGTTTTATCTTGATCGGCGTGGTAAATTAAAAATAGGAAATTATCAACAACATGATATTGTGCATTATGCTGAAAAAGATAAAATAAACAACGAGATGATTAATATACTAGAGGAAATAGTATGGAAGAAATAATCGACTTTGATGAATGGATCAAAACAGCCCAGCCATTGAACATTGAATATGTAGTAGTATATGATCCGTTTACTGGTAAAGTAACAGGAGTAGGTCCATCATATGCGTTTGAAACTGAACAATACAAATTACCAATTGAGCAAGAAGTAGCAGAAAAAATTATCAGCTCAGAAATTAAGATTCATAATTGTCAGGTAAATATTGGGTCTAGTGTATTGGAAATTGCAAAAATAAAAAACTTAAACACAATTGATGATGTGTTGCACCGAATTATTTCTGTTGCATATTCAGATGTCAAAACTCCAGAAATCTACCTTACCTACATATCTGAAAATAACACAATTGAAATACAGTTATCTAATGAATTTGGCGGAAATAAGGAATTTAGCGAAATCAAAAAAACACGTAATATTGTATGGGACGGCGAAACCGAAATGAACTTTTTGATTACCGAATACAACGATCCCAACTTGATCTTTGACATGTTTTGTGTTAACATTAATGAATTAGTCGGCAAAACCAAAATTATTAAAAATATCAACAATGATAAATTCAGTGTTTATACTCGTCGATTGTTTAAAAACTATGTGATCCAATACAAATGAAAATTATAGAATTTGATGTTATCTTCTTGAGCTACGATGAGCCCAATGCTGATCTACACTGGGCTGACCTGTGTAACAAAGTACCTTGGGCAAAACGTGTTCATGGAGTCAAAGGCAGCGATCATGCACACAAGGCAGCCGCTAATCTGAGCGAAACGGAGTGGTTTGTTACTGTGGATGCTGATAATATTGTTGACAAGAAATTTTTCAACATTGATCTAGACATGAGTGATCCCAAGATACAAGTATATGGATGGTGCGGCAAAAATACAATCAACGGCCTACGGTACGGCAACGGCGGATTAAAAATTTGGAACAAACAATTTGTACTTGGCATGCAGACTCATGAAAATAGTACCAGCGATAGAGGACAAGTTGACTTTTGTTGGGAAGATGGATATCGTAACTTCCCCTTGACATTTAGTGAAAGCATTATCACCGGTAATGCATTTCAAGCATGGCGAGCAGGATTCCGAGAGGGGGTTAAGATGACCTTGCTCGACGGAGTTCGAGTGCCACCGCAAGAAATTAAAGAACGTATTTGGTGGCATAACGTACATAGACTGCGCATGTGGAGCACTATCGGAGCCCATGAAGAGAATGGTGTATATGCAGTGCTTGGTGCCCGCATGGGAACTTATATGACTAACTGTACCGACTGGAACTACGTTGAAGTTAGGGATTTTGAAATACTAAATGACATATACAAGAAATACGTTAAACACGAATTTGTAGAAAGAGATGCACAAGAATATGCTTTAAAGATCAAGCATCAGTTGGGATTAGATTGGCCATGGCTAGATGCAGCCCAAAGTAAATTTACTCTTGATTTATACAACGAAACAATGAATCTCACCGATACTTATTTTAGAATGCCGGTGCCTGTAAATGTATGATATTTTTTATGTTTCGGCATCTGTGGGCAATGAAGAACAATGGCTTGCCTTAAAATCTAAATATCCTCTTTCTCAGCGGGTTAATAATGTAAAAACATACAAGGATATTGAGACTAAATCCTTTACAAAGATGTTCTGGGTAATATGGGATGACATAACATTATTGAACGATTTTGACCTAACCGCGTATCGAGCTACTAAATGGGATGAACAATATGTTCACGTTTTTAAGAATGGCGAACATTACGATGGCGTTTGTTTATTTCCTAAAAATATTGTTGTATCAAACAGAGAATTGCATCATAGATTCTTTACTGCTAAAAAAGAAATTGATATATTAGCATCAACTCCCGAAAAATATAAAGTTTATACGCCTAGAACATACGAAGAATATTTGGCCATTAAAGATCAAATGTTTTGGGTAGTATGGTCTGAAGTTACAATTATAAATGAGTCGGTGTTTGATTTATATTTTAGTCATCATAATTCATATGATCGCAGAGAAAATCATGTGTTTAAACATTTATTTAATGACACAGAAATTTTTTCTAACGGTGTGGTGTTATTTTCTAAAGAAAAATTAATTAGCCAGCAAGAGTTTAATCATAGATATTTAATTAATAAAAAAGAACACAAGCTAGTTGCTTCAACTCATAAAGAATATGATGTTGTGTTTATTAGTTACCAAGAAGTCAATGCCGACGATAATTACAGTAAACTTCTCACACAGTGTCCTCGTGCTAAACGAGTTCATGGCGTAAAAGGAATACATCAAGCTCACATAGCTGCTGCTACTTTGTGCAACACTGACATGATATGGGTTGTTGACGGTGATGCTAAAATTGATGATAATTTTAATTTTGATCTGGTCATGAGCAGCTATGATACAGATTGTGTGCATGTATGGAGAAGTCGTAATCCAGTTAACAATTTGGAATATGGCAACGGTGGAGTAAAATTACTGCCTCGACGACTAACACTGGACATGGATACTTCATCAGCAGACATGACAACCAGTATATCCAAAAAATTCAAAGCTGTGCAGACTGTATCGAATACAAATGCGTTCAATACAGATCAGTTTACAGCTTGGCGAAGTGCATTTAGAGAATGCTGCAAGTTAGCCGCTGGAACAATTGTAGGACAAAAACAGGATGAGACTGATCGACGCCTAACAACATGGTGCACAGTTGGCCAAGGCATGCCATTTGGTACATATTCAATTATGGGAGCAATCGCAGGGAAAGCATACGGAACAGCTAATCAGCACAATACTGATAACCTAAGAAAGATAAACGACTTCGAATGGTTAGCACAACAGTTTAGCAATGATCATACATATGTTAAAAACAAAATTACTGATTAACAGGAATCAACTGCATGTTTTGACGTATGTTACACGACTCACATATTAGCAACTTTTAAAGAATCAACCGGACCTGATCAATTAATGACAACTAACACAATAGAACACAAGTTATCTCAGTGGAAAAAAGAAAATTTAGATAAAGTAAGTGCAACGTTCTGTACAGCAAAGTGGAAACAAGTTACGTTACACTTACACAATGGGCATACGCACAGCTGCCATCATCCAACTTCACATAAAATACCTCTTGAAGAATTGGAAGATAATCCTAGTGCGTTACATAATACCAAGTTTAAAAAAGAACAACGTAAGTTGATGTTAGAAGGAAAAAGACCCACCGAGTGTGATTATTGTTGGCGTGTAGAGGACGCCGCGGGTGATGCGTTAAGTGACAGAACATATAAATCAGCCGAGACTTGGGCACGGAATGAAATACCAGCAATTGTATCTAAACCATGGGACGATAATGTAACTCCTGCTTATCTTGAAGTATCATTTAGCAGTGTGTGTAATTTTAAATGCAGTTATTGTTCTCCGCAAGTTAGCAGCAAGTGGATGGAAGAAATACAACAGTACGGCCCATATCCAACGTCAACAAACTTTAACAATTTGGACCATCTAAAAAAGCAAAATGCAATACCTATTCTAAACAGAGAGCATAATCCGTATGTGGAGGCATTTTGGAAATGGTGGCCCGATGTCTCTAAAGATTTAAAGCATTTTAGAATCACAGGGGGTGAGCCTCTACTTTCTAAAGATACATTTAAAGTGCTTGATGACCTAATTGCAAATCCAAAACCTGATATTCAGTTCTCAGTTAACAGTAATATGTGTGTGCCTGACGCTGTCTTTTCAAAATTTATTGAAAAGATCAAAATCATATGCATTGAAGGCAAGGTAAAAAAGTTCAAAATATTCACAAGTGCCGAAGCGCACGGTACTCAGGCAGAATATATACGACACGGACTAAATTACAATCTATGGCTGTCTAACATACGCAGAGTGTTAACAGAAGTGCCAAATTGCACTATTACCTGTATGAGCACATACAATGTATTGAGTTTGTTTAGTTTTGACAAACTGTTAAAGGATATTTTGGACATTAAAAAAGAATTTGGTGGTGCTGGGAAAGAACCGCCTATACTGTTGGATGCGCCATATCTACGATGGCCGGCTCATCAAACAATTTTTATCTCCAACCCCGAATGGAAAGATCTATATTTAAAAAAACAGATACAGTTTATGGAAGAGAATGCAGAATCGCCGTATGATGAAACTTGCAACAAAGGATTTTATAATTTTGAAATTGTAAAGTTCAAAAGATTACTAAATATTATTAACGAAGAACAACTGGATACTAGCAAGTTATCCCGGGATAGATCTGATTTTGTTAAATTCGTTGACGAACATGATAAGCGCCGACACACAAATTTCTTGCAAACTTTTCCCGAAATGGAAACTGAGTACCACGAATGGAAGCACGGTTAACGTTCTTAACACTGCCGCTGCAAAACAGTAGTGGCAGTTGGCATCCAAGGGATAACATCGCGTTAAGATACATGGCACAGGAGTTAGGCCTAGGGTATGACTTGTTTGATGCAGTAATGAATGCTAGAGAAATTCAAGCAGAGAATTTAGCCAAAGAATTAGTAAAACATGCAGTAGCAACCAACTTGCCTATATTTATTCATGGCAAGGCATATAAGCCGGGTGTTGAATATTGTGATGGTAGCTATAGTTTATTAGTAGGTCATTATTGCAATCAACTAGGATATGCTCCAACCTATATTGATCCGCTAACGGGCGATAATATAGCATCAGTACAAGGTGTTGTGCTATTAGCTCACAATAAAAAAGTTACTTACAAATATCGTGGATTTGAAGAAACTCAAAAGTTATACTGCACAATAGAAAAAGGGTCAATTGTGATCGACCCTTGGAGAACATTTACATCTAACGAGTTAAAAGTTATTCATTACGGCAATACTAGAGTATGTCCTTAGATGAATCCTTTATATCTTGTTTTAATTTAACAATATCAACTTTAAAATCTATCTTTTGAATATCGTCTTTATACTCCTGCAGCGTATCGATTAAAATATCAGCAATGCTGTCAGCCGTCTGTTTAGCTAATTCTGCTTTTATATCAATTTCCCATACTCTGCCATCGGCAAACTCTAAGTGTATCCTTTCGAGATAGGCCACTGGCATGGTATTCATATAAAGATCTTCAAACACCTCCGGCCATTCTTTTACAAGATGACGCGGAGGTTTAAACAAGGGATTAGGCATCAGCTGCTTCTTTGACCTTTGTAGCTTTTTTTGCAGGAGGATCTAAATCATCCGCATCCTTGCGCAACTTGGCAGCTTCTTTGTATAATGAATCAGCCTGGCTTCGATAACTTTTTGCAATATCCTTATCACTCAGTGCTTCGTTGGTTGCTGCTTGTGCTCTCAACGGCGCAGGAATATCTGGATCAACAATTGACTCTGCTTCGGACAACTTGGCAATTTGTTTAGCCTTGTCGGATGTCTTGGCAGGAGCTCCTGACACAAATGTATACAAATCATCAACAGTACAATTCTTCTGTTCTGCAATTAAGATATTCAGTTCAGATAATTTAATTGCATCAGATGGTGTAGGAGTCATGATAACTGTATCAGTAGCTACCTTGTGCAATCTACCATCTGCCTGCATGGCCTGCAACATTGGACGTCCATCTTGAAAACTACGCATGAACATCATTTCACCAAATTCAAATGAATCTTGTGCCTGCACAGTCTCAACAGTTTCCATAATAGCATCATGATATGCGTCTGGCAGTTGTGATACTGGCAACACCAATGCTGTGTTTGATTCGCCCGGCAAGGTCCTAAAAACAACAAGTACCTTGGCACCTGTGTTAAACATCTTACCAACGTGTTTGAGTGATTTCATATTAACTTTCCTTTTTAGAAACAGCTTCTAGAAATGAATTTAGCTTGTTAAATGACCGGCCAACTGCTTCTAGCTCTGCTGCTTTGAATGCTCCTCGTTGTGTTGCAACTTCAATAATATTTTTTAATGCAACTAGGTCGTTGACATTCAAGTCTGGACCCTGTGGTTGTTGTGCTTCTGGTGCAGTATCTGCAACCTGTGCTTCTTGTGTTTTAACTTCTTCTGTCATTTAGTTTCTCCTTAATAATGGACATGCCAGCATAAAATATGTTAATTCTTTTTGATCTTCAAATCCGATAAAGTTAGTAGAACGTAAACTGCCACTTTTATCTATGCCAGGATGCTTGGCAATAAAATAACGGCCTTTTAATTTCTTTTTGATCCAATCTTCTACGCCTTCAAACAGCTCGCCGTCTGTGACCGCAATCTTTTTAAAATGTGCAAGCACAGTGGTTAACTTTCTTTGTTTTAGTACGTCTAAAGGATTCAAATCAAACATTATGAAAATATTTATATATGTAGTTTATTCTGGTACTGATTCTTGACTAAGTCTTTTTGACAGTGCCTTGTTATGACCCATCTTGCGAACATCTCCGGAAAAGAGATAGAGTTCAAATGCTGACTTTTCTTTCATAACCACAATAAACTTTTTGTTGATAAAAAATGGCGATTCAATAAAGTTATCTAACCAAACTAGCACCTGCGGTGTAAATGCAAATTCTTTTGGAAAGTCAACTTTGTATGTTTTTATTTTAGCATATTTTTCAATAAATTGCAAGGCTTCGTCAGTCAACCGAAGACCGCCTGTATCTTTATTGCGAAAACTAACCCACCATACTGCACGGTATTTCTTAATTGTATCAGAATCAGTTGCTAATCCTGCTGCCGATAAGAATACCCGTGTATAGGTATCCTTGATGTCCATATTATTTTATCTCTTCACCGGCGGTGAGTTTGTAGACTGCAAAGTCTGTTGATTTGAAAAGTCTGTTTAGTTTTTTAGCAAGATTATGTGCATGTCCAGGATTAGAGAAAGATACTTTTTTGTATTTTGGCCCAGGATAACTTGCTATTAAACTACCGCTCTTTAAGTTAAAAGGTTGACCCTTGTAAAATACCGCCCAGATGGCATCACTTTCAAGAATTTGTTCAACCTTGAAATTGTCCTTATTGGCATGTTCTAAAATAATTCTGGGCTTGGGTCTACTCATATATACGTGTTTCCTAATTAACCACGTATATATTTATATCTTTTTAAAATGTTCCGCCGTCGAATTTTACGTCAATCTGTGTGGTGGATTGTTTGATTTCTGCCAACATGGCATGTATTTCTTGCACAGTACGTCCTAATTTGGATGTTAGGATAGCTAGTTCAGCAGTTAGATCCTTGGCTTCTTGAATAGTAATACGGATCTCTTTTTGCTGACTTTTTTCAGCAACTGCTACACGTTGCAGCAGTCGTTCTACACTGGGCAGGTTGTTGGGTAGATTATTTTGAGACACTAGCTAGCACCTGTTTCATTTCAAATTCAGTTTTGAAAGGACCCCGGAATGGATATCTTTCTAGTGTAATTTTCTTGGGACAAAAACTTTTTGCCCAGTTCTTGTCAAATTTAATTATATAATATCCTGCACAGTACAAACTTGTACTGCCTTCGCTTTTTGTAAACAATGGAAGTTTTTTTCTAATATCAAACATTGCATTGTGTGGATAAACACGAGTGGAATAACCATGAACCTCG